TTGTCCCAAACCCGCCCGAGTAATGGGAAAAAGTAAATAGCTCTTTCCAGTTGAGCGGGGTGTTGCTGCACCCCGTTCTTCTCATAGTTTGAGGTCTTCGGTCTTGACCCCGTACAGCTCACACAGCTTCTGCATCTGCTTTACATTCGGCCAGGTCTTGCCGTTTTCCCATCTCGACAGCGTTCCGCGCCGGATGCCGAGCTGGATGCACACATCCGTCTGCGTCATCTTCGCGTTGATACGCGCCGCTTTCAG